GCCTCTGTCAGAATCGGCTTTGCAAAGAACTTCTCTTCTGTCAGTCCCGCCGGTGTTGTGGATTCTGTTACCTTGCATACAATGTTTCCTGCTGCGTCAAATGGATACGCCCTGATCTTCAATGTATCTGTCTGCTCGCTTGCCTTTTCTTCTGATGTTGCAATATCATCTGAGTTTTCTGTCAGCTTGCATTTTGGATACCATTCATATCTGCATTTTCCATCCTTTAACAGGACAACCTTTCCATATCCGAATACAGGACGTTCGCTGTTACCTCCTGATAAGATCAGACCGCTTGTGCCTACGGTATCCCCTCTCATTCTTGAGATTGTATCATCCGGGAATGCAATTACCTCTACCTCAATGTCAATGCTTGACGTTGGTGTGTCTGAATCATAGACCTTACCTGATGCATAGACGTCGCTTGTCTCTGAATTTTCTGTTACTTTAACATTCTTTACGACTTCTGTTTTCTCAACATCTGCCTCATATGTACCATCATATCCGCCTGACTCATCTGCATTGGCGAAACACAGATACTGTGCTCCTACAGTCTGCTTCATTGGCGGTTTTTTTGTTTTAATTCCCATGTCTGCCTCCTAACTGAAAATCTGCTCTGTCATTTTCCTGTAGTATTTTTCTTTATTCTGTTCAAACAGCGGCTTCAAGTGTGCCCTTGCTGTCATTTTCTTTGTTCCATGCTCCACCATTGGTCCATAATATTTGCCCCATCCAACTTTGATTTCTCCCTGTGTTCTTTCCATTGCAAATGTATCAATTAGATGGGTATATCCTGGCTTTCTCACAGCACTTCTCGGCTTCGGTAATTTCAACAGATCATTCACAAATTCTTTTGTCCCTGCTTCTATCGCATCCAATGCGCTTTCCGGATCTACCTGCTTCGCATACTGTTTCAGCATCATCTCAAAGTCTTCCATCCCAGAATCATCAAACTCGATCTCCGCTCCATTGTATGTTCTGCTCATATGGCACTACCATCCGTTTCAATTGCGAAATAAGAATGCCAGATATTATCTTCTGTGTTGTATTCATGGGATATCATTGGATGAAATCCTAACTTTCTCAACGCATCCCGAAGTTCCAGAAGCTTTCTGTCCCGTGGCTTCCTTGCATAAAAACTGATCTGCCAGGTTATCTTCTCTGCATATTCTTCTCCTGATGCCACAATATCTTCCCAGACGATTTCCCAATAATCAATCCTTGGAAATTTCATTGTATTTTTGAGACTGCTGACTCCCTCGTTTACCGGGCAGTCTAACTCGTGTAAAATCCTGCTTAATTCTCCCTGTGTCATCAGATCACCTCTCTGTCGTATGCTGGCGTTTTCAATGTCAGCTCAGATTCTTTGAATCCATCTTTCGTGGTTACGTGTGCAACGTTGTAAATCTCGTGCTGTTTACCGTCTATCATGCACACGCACTTACTGTTGATCTTCTTGTACTGCGGAATCGCAAGTTTCATCGTCACCTCAACGCTGGCTGCTGCCAGTTTTGCCCTTGTTGTATCGTATACGGAAAGTTCCCTGTACCATATTCTCTCGTTAGTTGCGCGGAGCCTTTCTTCTGGATAGTCCTTTGAAGTATCTTCTTCAATCCGATACAACTCCAATACACCGTCTGTATACTCAGGTAATGTCATTGTCTTCAACCTCCGTTTCCATCTGCCAGGTCAAAATAACGCTTGCATAATTATCCATGAATTCACTTACACGATGATGAAAAGCATAATACATGTAATTCTTCAAAAGCATCCTGTAAGTTAAATCCTCCGTGACGCTACAGCCGGGATTCAGGCTCCCGACTGTCTGCTCACCTTCTTTTGCAAGATTCTTCAACTGACTGTCCCGGTAATATGGCGGGATCTGAAATTCTTCCCGCATCTCATTTACGAGCTTTTCCAATTCTTCCCCTGTCATCTTCCCGGTCTTCATAGCTTACTCCTTCGTCTGCGGAACTGTTACCTGTGTTACAGGAAGCACATACTCTTCCAGTTTTGTCACATCGAAGACAACTGCCACGTTATCATCTACCGCACGACCGTTGGCGTTGCATACTGCAATAATCAGATCTGCATCATCCATGGCCTTTGTCTGATCATACTCTTTGACGCGAACGTCGGTTGTTCCCATTGTGTAATATCCAGCAATGGTAAATGCTGCCTTTCCTTTCGGTACATTAGCATCTACAATCTTCTCAATATCAATAAAGGATTTGTTGATATATCCACCTGTCAGAGCCTCTCCGAACATGCAAGGATCAACGTACTCTGCTTCATCGGATGGATTGCACACCAGATACAGCTTATCTACCACACGTTTTCCATCATTGGTAAGAATCTTTCTTACTTCTGCAAGACCCTTCGGGCTGAACTTTGTAATATTTTTCTTTACTTCCTTTGCTTTCTTTGTTCCATCAACTTCGGATTCTTCAAGTTTACGGAAAATGCCAATCGGAGCGTTTTTCCCATCTCCATCAATATATCCCTTAACGAGACCATCCTGCATTGCTTCTGCAAGAATCGCTCTAAAGTAGCGATCAACAAACTCCATTGACAGCTCGCGGATTGCTTTTGGAATCACAAGATATGCAGTGAGTTTGCACAGTTCAATGTTCAATGCAGAAAACTCCATTGATAACTCTCCTGCAATTGCTGCTGTGAGTTCTCCCCACTCTGCTGTTCCTGAATGAGATGCTACGATCCACTTTTTCACATTTGCAGGAGCCATGTTCACCAGCTTCAGGATATTGGATGCTTTCTTCACATCATCCAGTGTGCGGTCAATAATCTCCGTTGGGATGATATCAATCTGATTTGCAGTAATTGACTGCTTAACGTCCTTGAATCCCTCATAGAATTTCTTCTCTTCCTGGGACAGGTTGCGGAGTCCGAGCTGTTTCTTGTAATCTGCATCATGACCTGCTCTTTCTGCTTCTGCTACAACCTGATTGATCAGATCTGCGTGTGCTGCTTCTTCGATCATCTCGATTGACTGCATGATAGCATCTGCTTTCTGATCTGCCGGAGCATTATCCAGCAACTGTTTTACTTTGTCTTTTACTTCCTGGCTTAATCCTTCAATCTTCATTCTGTTATTTCCTCCTAACCAAAAAATGCACCCCAACCGGTGCTATCCTTTTCTTCCGTCTTCTCTTTTTTCTTATGAGTCAGCTGATAGAATTCAGCTAACTGCTTCTGATGCTCATTTCTGCTCCTCAATTCCATCTGAAGCGCCTTGTTTTCTTTGAGCACCTCCTGCAGTTTCACATCCGGATCATCTTCTTTCTGTGCAACGCCAATCTCATCAATCAGACCATACTCCAGAGCTTTCTGTGGAGATAAGGTTGTAGTCTTATGCATCATCTCCCGGAGCTCCTCTTCTGAAACTGTAGCTCTCTGCATGAACAGAGCTACACAACTGTCCATTGCTACATCCAGATTGTCTGCTTCTGCTCTCAGATCCGCCGCATTTCCTGTGACTGTCTCCCACATATCATGGATAATGGCCGTTGTTCCCTGTCCCATGATACGCTTATCACACGCCTGCAGAATCGTAAAGGCAATCGAATGACATCCGCCCATTACAATTCCCGTCTTATAGGATCCATGCTGCTGAAGCATGTTGTAGATAGCTGTTCCCTGGTCTACGCTTCCACCATTGCTGTTGAAATAGATCTTGATCTTGTCTGTTTCCGGAATTGCATCCAGAAGTTCCTTGAAGTGCTTAGCTGATGTCTCAGAGTCATCATACTGCCATGTATCCCAGTTGAACGGACCGATTTTTCTAATCTCATCAAAAATGAAAATCTCATGCACGTTATCCGTCTGCTGAAATCTATACACAACTTTTTTCTGTTCCATGTTCTCTTCCTTTCCCTGTTATTACTGTTTAACGGACAGCTCCGAGATACTTGGATCACCTCCGTCTAATCAGGTTTCCTGTGCCGCATTACTGTTGTCCTCCTCTCCATAGTTTTTCGTCAATGCTCTTGCCTGACTGAATTCTGTATTAAGTAACGGATAACCTACCATTTCCCGGATTTCATCGTAATTAAATCCGATTCCACGGAGCTTATCCAGATTTACAGCACTGTCTACCACATCCACGTGCTTGAAACGTGCCAGCCATACCATGACTTTTTCTTTTTCCTTGCAATAATCATTTATTCCGATTTTGTAAGCTGTCAATGTATCATTAATCACTTCCGCTATAGGGCTTACTGCATACGTTATAAACTCATTGGTTGCATCTGATTTTTCCGTGATGTTTCCGTTGAACACCGCCTCCGGAATATCAAATGCATTAGCCACCTCATTGTTGATCTGTAGAGCCATCTTCGCCAGTTCCTCTGCCTTTACATTTGTTGTAATTTGCATACTTTCTAGCGTTACTCCTGTCGATTCCGGAAATACTAGCAGCTCATCCGATTCCAACAACCTTTTTATTTTCTCCAGATACTTACTTCTAGTTGTTCTTCTTTTTGTTCCATCATCCAATTCTTCCGCAAATACTTGATTGTCGCCTGTTTTTAATTTGAATCGCGGCTGGCTTGACAAGCGCATCATCGTATTTACTGCTTCAAGTGTCTTGTCATACTGTCCGACTACATTCTGCAAATACAGTCTAATTCGTGCATTATCGTATCTCAGATGTATTACTTCAGATGATCTGAAACTTTTATATGTCGAATAGTCGTATCCCGCACATGTAAGCGTTATATCCCTATATGTGCGTTCCGTTAACACACTATCTGTTGTCTGCCATGATGACGCTCTGTAATATTTCCCACCTAATGGAATAATCACAACTTCTGTCGTTGTAAGCAATTCCTTTACCACCTCTGTCCAGAACACCGTTCCACACTCGTGGTCATTTGGTTGGATGTTTAGCCTGTATTCCTCTTTTCTTTTTTCTTTGTTGTCCGTCTGAATTAATATGTCAGATTTTGCGATTGCTTTTGCTATCATTAACATAGCCTTTTCAATAGCCAATTTCGATAGATTCACCTTTGCCATATCTAACGAAATCACTTCCGCTAATGATTGTATTTCTTTATTTCTGTCTTGAAATAGAAAATTAAACATATCTTTCTCCTGTCAAATATAGACCATCTGGACTTCCAGCTCATCCTTGCAGAACATTGCAACATCAAAAGCCATAAATCCATCATTCTTTCTTAACTTCGGCTCAATTTTTCCGAACATCTTGTTTCCGAACTTATCCTCACTCACGCTTGTATTATTGGTATACCAACGCATGATTGCCGACGGTCCGTAGTTAATCTGCCCCAAACTAAATGCAGCTTGAATAAACGGAGCAATTATTCCAGTTGCTGACGTTATCTTTCGGATTAAGCGCACAATTCCATATGGATTCTTCTTATCTTCAATTGATATTCCACGCTCACTAAAAGCCATTTCAAAAAGTTTGTATCTATAAGTATCCATTGCAATTTTCTTAACATTGTAATAGTTCATCTGTTCCATACACCAGTCAGCAATCAGATTCACATCAATCACCGGACCTGGAACAATCTCAAAGTCTTCAAACTCGGTCTGTCCTGCATTTCTCAGCGGGAACTTGATGGAATCAATAAATGGAGAATCCGCACAGATCCATGTATGCTGCCGCCAGATGTACTCTCCCTCATCCGTCTTGGTCAATATTCCGGCTGATGCGAAGTCCCTTACGTCTGCATAATCAATTCCAATAACTGCTGCCTGTCCCCGTGTGTCCAATGTTATCCGTGGAATCTTTCGCTCCAGTTCTTCCATTGTCTCACCCTCATAGCAAGCCCGCAGGACATTCTGCCATGTTGTGACCGTCTCCTCTTCCTTCCGCGCTGATCTGTCCATTCGTTTTGTAATGAACTCCGCACGCTTGGAAGGGATCTTCTTCATTTCCAGGTAATCATGCATGATCTGATTCGCAAGAATTGGCATGTATTCCATTGATGGGTTCGCCTTATGCCATGCCTCTGGATCATCGATTTCTTTCATGTCATCAATCTCGCAGATGAACGGGAAGTACCCTAGCAGATTCTCTCCCGTCTCCAAAATCTCAGCGCACATTGCCGAAATTTCATCCAGTGGACCGTCTCTGACATATCCATCTGTTGTGATGATGAACTCTCTCGAATGCTTGACCTTACCAAAAGAGGATTCAAATACATTGATCTGGTCATAGTTCTCGTAGGCATGGATTTCGTTCAGGACAAGACATCCTGTTCGCTTACCATCCTTGGTCTTTGCGTTCGAAGTGTTGTATTTCATCTCCGATCCTGTTGCCAGGTTCGTGATAAGTTCCTTTGTGACCGAAAACTTTCCCTTGAATTTTGGATTATCATGTAGCATGTCATAAGCTACCTTGAATGTGTCCTTAACCTGGCTCTCTGAGTTCGCCACAATTTCAACATGGTAATTTTTCACTCCGTAGAGCGGAGTCTGAAAGAAATTTACCAGCGGCACGATGAATCCATCCTTACCATTTCCACGTCCTTCCTTGATGAAGAACTTGGAAAATACTGGGATGTCATCCTTGTACATGAATGCGAATGCATAGATGAACTTCTGGAACGGGAAAAGCTCATAGAAATTGGACTTGCAATACTGTAAGCAGTTCCTGTACGTTTTTTCATCAAAAAAAACATCGTTTCGCTTTAATGTTGGCTTAACGATGTTTTCTATGAGTAATTTTCTTTTCTTGTTTATCCACTTTGGATGCTCTTTGGCATATTTTAGATAATCATCAATTTCTTTACAGGTAACCATCTGTCGGATTTTCCTGTTCCTGTACTGGTTCTTTTAGCTTCAGTTCAGTAAGAATCTTCAGCATGGTTGCTGTAGTCTTTTGCAGATTGACTACAGATTCGTTTGCCTTTTCCACGCTGACTCCATTTCCATTGATAGTCTCATACCTAAGTCCTTTATCTTTGATATCGGCAAGTAAGTCTTTCTTCAGGTTCCAATAATGTACGTAATCGTTAATCAAATCTTCGTAAAATTCTGCGTTCATTCCGCGCCGTTCTAGTTGCTTCACTAGAGACTCTCTGATCCGCTTTTCCGTCAGCTTTTTCTTTCTCTGTGCCAATCTTTTCACCACCTTTTTGCTCAAATCATGCCATTTTTATCAATTTTTCACTTCTTTTTCTGCTCTTTTTAAGTCTTTTTGAAGTTGTCTGAAAATTTTCTTTCTTATAGTGAGTCCTGAAATTTAACCCCCCTGCCCTTTTCACGCGAGATTTCAAAATTTCTTCAGAGTCTTGGCTACATCCCCGTTCTTCACTCAGGAAAAATCGCTGAGAATTTACCGGGGGGTCTATTTAAAAATTGAGGACAGCTGCGGACTCGAACCGCACATGCGACGGCTTGCACCGTCCGCTTGTCTCCTCCTAAGCTATGTCTGCCCTCAGTGTAGCTACCATCTTTCTTCGCTCGCAAGCTTCTTCTTTCTTTGGAATCTTCTTGGAGTCCTTCCATGTCGCAGATTGTGACACTTCACACACAGACTGATCAGGTTGTCATCTTCCAACCCTAGCTCCGGATGCTCTTTTAGTTCAACAATATGATGCACCTCTTCAGCTCTTCTGATCTTTCTGTCTTCTCCTTGCAGGATGCGGCCCGCTGCCACTGCATCCTCCAATCTCTTTCTGCAGTCCTGGCACTCATAGTGATCTCTCTCAAGAATCCGTATCCGCTTATGCTTTCACAATGTTGAGTTGTAAAATTTCTTTGCTTCTTTATCTGTCATAGTTATATTCCTTCATGCAAAAAGACACCTGCCGAGAGGATTGCAAGTGTCTCTTTCAAGAAATTTGTATGTATCTGTCCGTCTTTCGACAATATCAGATTAGCACAGTTAGAACTCCAGTGGACTCCACTCTTTAATTGATTTGAATATTTTTCAGTGCTCTTCCGTGTAATTCGTAGATCCAACTCTCACTGTACTCCATAAGCTGTGCTATCTGCCACCATGTAAATCCTTTGATATACTTGTAGAACATAACATCTCTTTCGTCTTGATTCTCCAGCTTATTGATTCTGTATTCTATATCTTTGTATGTCTGTACCTGCTTTACTCCCTCTTGATACAGCTCGTCCTCTCTTTCCTGAAGAGCTGCCGCGTAAGAACTTAAATCGCTTTGATTGGATCCATGTGGCATCCCATCATTATTCGATGATGGATACATCTTCATGTTCCTGATCTCTTCAATCTCTGATTCGATCCTCTTGATTCTCTTCCCATGTTTTCTGTATGCCCTGAGATAGGTTTTCTTCCTGTCGTTCTCGTTTTTTACATTGTTCTCTTCCAGTCTCTTCTCCATTGGCATCATCTCCTATCTTGTACTTCCTGGCTATGTACTCCGTTACATCACCATGCCACAACTGCTGCCCTTGTGTTTCAATCAGCTTTCCTGCCTGGTATGCTGGTCAATGAAACTTCTCGCTTGCCTTCCGATCCGGTGGATGCTCTGCCATAGCAGCATAATGTTCTTTTTGGTTCTGCTGGATTTCCGCAGGACTCCAGCGTGTGTCTGTACTTCTTTTCACTGTTCATCACTCCAATCCAATCTCTGACCGCAACCGCTACAATATTTTCCATAAAGCTTGTCTATTCCTCTAACTGTTTCACCGCAAACTGGACAATCTGCTCTATTGGTTGATGTATATGTTACAGGCCTCTTCGGGATCTGTTTCTTCATAGCAGCTACCGCCATCTTCTTTGCTTTAATATTCTCCTCACTATTGGATGTATCCAATCCTTCAATGATTCTGATCGCATCTTCCATGCACATTCTCCTCTTCTAACAGTTCAGGATTGTCAAATACGTTGCCTATTACTTCCATCTCATTTAGCTTGATGTACGTGTCCGTAAGTGGCATCGAATAACAGAACGGCTCGCATTTACTTAATTCATCCGTTGGAATCACTTCATAATGCCATCCAATTACACTGTCTATTACTTCTTCGCTTTCCACTTCTATGACGTTAAACTCTCCGAATACTGCTTTTACAAGGTCTTTCGGATTACCATGACACATCAAAATGTCGTTTTCCCATATTTCCTCGCCTTTTAAATCAGTCAAATTCGCATATTTGCAGATTGTATTTTCATCAACAAGAAATTCACCATCAAGACTTTTATCGTTAATATAATTCTCGTCACTAAGATAGCCATGCACCCATGTTCCATTAAGATGTTTGTTACTTCCCATTCCGTGAATATGTTTCCCTCTGAAAAGTATTTCTCTATTCATATATCATTCTCCCTCTCTGTACGGTTCTGGTAGTGGCATCCAGGCATCCACAAAAAATCCATAGCTTGAATATGATTTTTCATCATCTCCCGGATAGAACGTACCGCCCTCGTCATTTTCTTCATATCGCGCGATATCCGGCATTGTGGAGTTTTCAAACGATACAAGAATATATCTATCTCCGTCTGGAAATCGTTCACTGCACGGAATCCAACTCTGATTTTTCGCAGATACTTCAGACGGTTTCCTGTTGTTCCTACCGGTCGTAATATAACCATTGTAATCAACTCCTCCTTTCGTGCTCCATGCGCAAATGTCGCAATCCTCAGGGCATACATTTGCCTTTCTTGCTCTTTCGCACATCTCCATTTTTATTCTTATATCTTCCTCATAGTCCTTTATGATTCCGAGTCTCCTTAAAGCCTTATAAAACAGTGACTTTTTTCTCACGTCTCTTTTTCCCTTCCGTCGTTCTTTCCATTTCCGCATCCACTCAAGCTGTTCTTGATCCTCTTGTTCTTTCCTTGTCATTTATTTTCCTTTCTGCTTCATCCACCTTACACATTTTCTTGATATATTCACGGACTGTCTGAACCGTTGAAAGCACTCCGTCATAAAATGGATCGATTCTTTCATGCTCTGCAATTGTTGCTTTTGTTTCCTCTTCTGCCTGATCCAGCCAATCAACCAAATCTCTCGCGTCTCTTTCTGTCATATCTTCTCCTTCTTTCCATTTCATCTCTCTCTTCGCAGTACATTAATCCCACATACTGTCCATAACTCATTCCTTCCTGTCTTGCTTTTGCATTTATCTCAGCCAGCTCGCTTTTCCAAGCTGTTGATCTCTGTCTTTTTGGCACTTACCTGCTCCTTTCTCCTCCCTGCCGCATCCAGGGAGGAAATCCTTTGCCTTCATGTTACAGTTTGTGACATACTTTATCTCCACGCCATTCAGCGGAGGTAACTATAAATAATTTTTCTTATACCTTGCTGTCCATTCTTCTCTTGTGTGTGTCTGCTCATATTCTGTCTGTGCTATTCTGCAGAGTAGTTCCCGCATTTCTCGGTTATTGTGGACCGCTTCCGGTCCTTCTTTGTGATGGTTCCGACACAGATCTACCTTGAGTCCATCTGCCTCAGATAGTTCGCGCTGTCCGGATCCGAACATGATATGATGTTCCTCTGTGTACTTCTTGGAAGGGTCGTCATAGAGTATCAAACAGAGATAGCAGACTCCCTTTCTACTCTTGAGGATGCTCTTTTTATGTGATTTCCTTTTTTTCTTGCAGGCTAATTTCGGAAATGCCATGTCTGAATAATCGATGCTCATAAGATATACACCCCAACTAAGTTTTTCGGATCTCCTTGCATTCGATCAAACCATATGCACGGTTCGCATACTCCTTCAATGTCTTTTCTCAGCTCTTCTGCGGAATCTGCCAGCATGATAATGTTCGTCGGACTGCTGCAAGCATAGACTCTCGCAATATATTTATCCGGTATATTCCGCGGATGCTTATAAATTGCAATCGATGGTATCGCTATCGCTGATAAGTCCACCTCTCGAAAGCTATGGATTATTTTATTATTTACTAATTTCATCTCCATTTTCATCTACCTCTGTTTCTAACCATTTCTTCCGGTGTATACTTCGTTACCGCTGTTTTTGGTGGATTGTGACCGTGGATCTTTTTATACTGTTTCTTTGCCTGTCGTTTGTTCATTTTGTTCTCGGAATCTTTTGCAGGCTCTCGCTCGTCCGTTTCTCACTTCCGATGGTCTGAGTATCCTGCATATTCCTTTCTTCCCTCCTCTCGGCCCTTTTCTGATCTCTTTATAGTTTTCACATTCTTCACAATGTCGTTTCTTCTCGTCTATATCCTGCCTTGTTAGCCTCGCATACTCATTCATGATTTTCTGCAATGTACAATTCTCACACTCTTTTTCACATCCGTTCTCGCATGGCATATCTACATAGTCAACTTCCTCAGTTCCTCCACTCGTTACCGGATTTGTAAACGTGCAATACTCTCTTGGCACATACATATCTCCGTAAACTCTTGCCATCTTTATCATCTTGCGTCCTCCATCGGTTTTCCGAACCGGTCAACCTTTTCACTGAGCCATTTGCACAAATTCCATGTATTTTCCAGATCTGTCACTAGCAACCGGTGGCTCTTGTATTCATCAGCCATATATTCCGCCATTCCCTGCTCTAGCAGCCTGTCCATGTACTCTTTTCTGGTACCATATACCGCCTCTATGACTTCTGTTTCTTCTGTCTGCTCTCTCTCGGCCGTTTCCGGCTCAGATTCTGCTGTTTGATTTTCTGTGTCTGGGCTTTCATTTTCTCCGGTTTCATCGTCCTCAACCTCCTCTTTTTCTAGTGTTTCCGTGGATTTTTGCGCGGGCGCAATTTCCTCTCTCTGGCTCTGCGCTCCTGTCTGTTCATCGGTCCTCTCTGCAGGTTCTTCACAATCTGCTTGGCCGCTTTCTTCTCCATCGGTGTCATCTTCCTCTTGTCCTGCTCCTGCTTCGTCAGCTGTTCCATAATCTTCCATGTCTCCTT